TCAATCCGATATAGTGAAAAGGAGCGCCGATATTCTACGATTCCGCGACAATTTTTGCCGCGATGCCGTAAATGACGAGCCATTGCAGTGGTTGTATTGTGTGGACACCAATGTGAAATTATTGCCCAAATTCTTCTATGATTTGGCGCAATGTTATGTCAACGGCAATGACTATGAAGCCGAGTTGGATCGCATTTGCCGACATTCGGGCAAACTAAGTGAAGACCAGGAATCCATCGTGGACAAGCACAGTGGATATGTTATTAAAAGTATTGACTTTGCCGACGACATGGGCTATTTTAAAACCATTGAATCTTCCAGTGATGACGCCGATATTCAACATGTGCTGGGCCGCAAAACCAAATCGGGCAAAAAAGTATTTGAAGATGAGACCACACAACACATTTACAATATTGCCAGCGCCCTGTGCGAATATATGTCGGTGGATTTTGAAGTCATTGAAGAACGCATAATGCAATTGTCAGTGGAATTTGTGAAGAGTTTGGATAGTGCAGATGCCTACAAGACAAGGCAAGAAAAAGCCGCAAAAAAGAATATTAAGATTGCGTCTTACCAGACATATATAGATCAAAACAAGATTTACTATACGGCTTGCATGACATTTGTGGCGATTCAGACAGCGGTGCCTTCATTTAAACCCAAGAAGACGTTTCCTGGGTGCGTGTTCAGTTTTGGCGGATACCCTTTGGAGGCTGGCGAGGAGAATACGGTAGGTCTCAAATACGTGGCCTGTGTAATTGACAATATTAAGAGTCAGGTCGCGCCTTGGAATAGCATTTCTAACCAGAAACGCGACGGCATCTTGTCACGTCTCATGGAACTTATGTCAAAACGAGTGATCCTACATCCAACCGTCGCTAATCTCTATTTGCGCAAAAAAGAGCATCCTACAGATATAGATGAAATTCCGGTTACACATGATATAACTAAATGGACGCAGTTTCAGCCACCCATTGTTAAATTCTCCGTTTCCGATAAGAAAACGTCGCCCGGGGTTTCAGCGGAATTTAGAGAAGAATTGGCAAATGCGATGAAAAAAGGCAATCCCAGCCAACGCCAAATGTTGGGCACAATATTTCAAAAAATCATCAGCAATTCATACAGTGTGGTTGAATCTATTAATAAGATTGTGGCTACCGCGGGCAAAGAGGCGATTCTGCGCGCCGGTACCATTGTATTTTTAGAGAATGCCTGTTGCGAAGACAACGGGCAATCCAAAGCAATTGACTTTTTTAAAGTTGTCAATGAGAATATTAAAAAGCACATTGATATTGCAAAAATATACAGTATGATCTACAATGATACCACAACATTGTGTCGCGCGCCTTATTTATTCTATCCTAAGATTGAAGGCAAGAAATCGCCGTTAATCTCTAATGACAAATATTCGGAGGAGGCAATCTATCAGGCGTTCATCCATTATTGCAAATTGAATGTGGACGCGCCGGTGCCGGATGATTTGGAGCGATTTTATCAGAAGGATGACAAACCATTAGTTGAGAAGGGCGCCGATTTGTTACAGACCATTGAAATCATGAAAAAGCATGGTAAAGTTCATACAAATAAATCATTGGATGATTTGATGCAGATTGTGGCGCATAGAAACATTGTACATCTGAATAGCAAAGAAGATGTAACAAATCCGGTCATGGGCTTCTCCGATTTGCTAGAACATTTGTTGGAAAAGAATGTGATAGATCAACCGCTTCACCGAATTTTGACGACGCTTATTGACCAATATTTGAAAACCAGTCCTAGCAAAAAAGACACTATCAATGAACTGAAACAGTATTTGAAACGCACCAACCGTAATATGTTGGCAGTCATTGATGAACATGTTGTGGATAATAGTTCTCTTGCCAAACGCGACAAAAACAAGTTGAAAATGTTCTTGGCAAATGTAGGCGCGTGGACTTGTCAAAATGATAATGAAATAATGTTTAAGTCATCGCAATTTATGCGCAATTGTGTGCATTTTATAACCAAGGTGGTTTCGGCATTGTTTTGTAAAGATGACGACAAGTCTATTACTGATTGGAGGAAACAAGTGGCAAAACATTGGGAATTTTCTGAAAACCACGAAAAGAAATTAGCCAAATTTTCTGTTGAAAAGTTTGCCAAATTAGACGCTTTTATTACAAATTCAACTTCTATTATGTGCGATTTTTTTAAAAACAATTCCGACTTATTAATTAATTTGAATTTGTTTGTTTCTAACATTCCTATATTTGGTGATACTATTCATGAATCCTTTCTGTTTGATAGAGAAGCCGTGCAACTTCTTCATGTTTATGCGTATTATTCTCTATTTCATGATTTGATCATTGACAGTGACAAAGAGGAATATGTGAAAATGGAAATGGTGCATATTAAAAAGGCGCGGCGAAATGCCGAAGAACCCGACGCGTTTAAAGCTTTAGATGACGAAGACGCTGCTGAAGATTTTTTGGGCGCCGATGAATATGATATTGTGGTGGGCAAACAACAAGATTTTAAGAAACAAGTGTGTGATTTATTTGCAATTCTAATAGAGAATGATATGGAAACTAAATCCATTATTAATGTCAATTATACAGAGCTTTCCGACAAGGTTTATAAAGCCAACAAAGCCGAAAAGAAAACCATTACAGATCGGTTTGAAACTATAGATGCCGAAGACCGTAGTGTTGAGAATATGCTTAAAACATATCGCATTGGCGCATGGAACGCGGGTAATGAGAAGGGGCTTTTCAAATATGACGCATCAACTTATGACAAAGAAGTCTCGGGTCAAATGGTGGCTAATGTCGCAGCCGATGTGAATGATTTACAAGCTGACATGGAAGCTCAAGCCGATGCCGAGGCCGATAGAGAAGCCAATGATATCAGCGGTTTGGGTGACAATTACATGGACGGCGCCTATTATGAAGAAGACGCCGATAGAGACGAATAAATCATGGTGTCAAGGGCTAATTCAAGATCTTCAATAGATCCGTTATTTTGTAAAATTTCACAATCCACATTTGTCCAGTCAGTTTCGCTTGAATGTGTTGCCGACAATTCAACATGAGTGTCTTTGACAATTTTAATTATCCTTGCTTCAGAAAATTTCCGAATCATATCAAATTCATTCGCAAAACGACAATCGGTTATTACAATATTTATGTTGGGAATATCCGCCTGAGGATACACTTGGAAAAATCTATGATTTTCTCCGGATTCACGCAACATTATTATCTTATTTTCTATAATGTTTATCCAAATATCCTTGTTCAATTGATTTCTAAACAAATCTGTTCCTATAATTTGCATGGCTCTTCTTGGCGAAAAATCAGTAATTGCTAATTTGTCTGACCAATATTTGTTCGGGGTTTCCCTCCATTCGCGGGATTCTTTAGTTAATCCTTCCAACATATCTCTAGGCCAAGAAAATACAGCAGATAATATATCTTTTATTGCCGACGCAAATGCCAATTTCACAAATCCATGTTTGGATTCTAATATGCCGAAGAGCAACTTCGTTGCTCCACGTGTATCTGCCTTCTACGAAGTGCGGCAGATATGCCGACGGTGTCTTTCCCGGCGCCTTGTGCTCCACATAGTCCAATTATCATTTTATTTATTTGTATTATCAATAAATAAAACTCTATGTCACTTTTCTTTGTTGGTTCAATCCGTACTTAATACCTTGGCAATATTCCGCGGGTAATCGGGATTGATGCCCTTTTCCACCGACAAATAGTAGGCAATCATTTGCGTCAAAATCGTCATCAAGATTTCTGTATAACCTCCGGCAGGAACTATTAATGAAAAATCATAGGTTTCCGACAATTCTCTATCGGAAACGCCAATAATTATGGCATCACGCGATTTTAATTCATCATGAATTGCTTGATTTCTTGTGAATGTGGCATCATTTGGCGCAAATAGGATCACTGGGAATCCGGGGGTTAATAGTGCATATGGGCCGTGTTTGAGGGCCGCGCTGCTATATCCTTCAGCATGAATGTATCCAATTTCTTTCAATTTAAGCGCGCCTTCGCGCGCCACCGAATAATAAGTATCCTTTCCCAATAGAAAAATACTGGGACAGTTTTTCAAATAAACTGCTATTTTTTTACACATTTCAACATTTGTCTCTATCGTCTTCAAAATATCATTCGGCATTCGGCGGATTTTCGGAATCACATGATCATTCACTTTTCTTGAATTGACCGTGTTTTGAGAAAACCAACCTGCTATTAATGAAAGTGCAATTACTTGCGATGTAAACGCCTTTGTGCTCGCCACTGCCATTTCTCGTCCGCAATTCAAATAGACGCCGCAATCTACCTCTCTCGCTATCAATGACTCCACCGTATTTATCACTCCAATAATTATTTTTTCACTATTTATGGTTTTTATCATTTCCAGGCATCGGTGTAGATCTTTTGTCTCTCCTGATTGTGATATAAAAATATAGCACGTTTGACCTTTAATTGGCATATCATTTTCTGTGAATTCCGCGCCGTCAAATATTTGAACCGCGTTGAATATTCTGAGTGATTTATACAATGCCGTCACAAGAAGCCCCGCGTGATAGGATGTCCCGCATCCCAATAATATTATGTTTTCGGATTTTAATATGGCGTCGCGTTTAGTGTCCAATCCGCCTAATTTCACTTCTTCATCTGTAGGGATGCGACCCCCGTTTCCTATGGCATTCACACAAGAAACCGATTGTTCATAGATCTCCTTAATTGTCCAATGCGGAAATGGCGCCGGTGAAACTGCGTCCGACGTTAAATTCGCACAACATTTTGTTAAAAGATTGTACTCTACTTTTCCATGCGATTTCATCGTCACTTTTCCGTCAATCTTATGTAGGGAAACTATATCATTGCTTTCCAATGATACGTATTTTTTGATTTTGTTGTCAAATCCATGGCATTCGGAGGCCACCATCATGAATGAACGGTCTTCATTGCATTCAGATTGGCCACTTCGCAACCGGTCTTCATTGCATTCAGATTGGCCAATCAACAGTGGGCTTCCATGTCTCACACAATACATGGTGTTTGGCGTGTCAACGCATAAAATTGCAAGAGCATAAGTGCCTTCTATTTGCGAAAGCGCTTCGCGAATGGCTTTAACAATATTATCATGATATCCCACTTTTTGATTCGCATTCTCATAATCCAAATTTGAATATTCAAATGAAATCATATTTGCTATTACCTCGGTGTCGGTTTCTGACACAAATGTGTATCCAAATGTCGTCAACATCTTGCGCAACTCCGCGTAATTCTCTATGATTCCGTTGTGGACGATTGAAAATTTGTTGCGACAATCCAAATGAGGATGACTATTTACGTCGCTTTTTGCGCCTACTGTCCGCCAGCGTGAATGTAGGATGGAAATTGTACCGTCATGTAGATGCTGCTGTCGGATGATCTTGGAATCGGCCATTTCTCTATCGTCGCTGGCATATTTGTGTGTCATGAAAGTATTATCCTTGTTGATGGTGGTTATTCCCACAGAATCGTATCCACGATTAAGCAATTTTAATATTCCTAGATATCCATAATTGAATGATGTCTCATATCCTATGTATCCGCAAATTCCACACATTATTTGTTTGATATATTTGAAGAAATGAAAAATGGCAGGATTACTAATGAAAACATGTGTTGGAAAACATGTGTTATGTTTTTACTCGCGTTCCTTGGAAAAATTGATTCATTTTGAGAGATCTCTATCGGACATCAAAAATATCAAAATGAATTTCAAATTTTCCGATTCCGATAAATTTACAAGGATTTATGACACAAAAAAAACTCGGTCTCATAAATCATTCTTTCTAAAAGACAATCAAAACCGCGTCTGGATAGAAAAACAATATAAGGGGGACGCTTCCTTCGGCGGCAAGAATTTCTTTGAACTCCTCGCTGAAATGAATATGTCTAAATCCCGGCTTGAAAAAGCCAATTGCTCCCCTACTGAAATGGGGATGAAATTATACCGAGGCACCACCAAGCTCATTAAAAAATCCAAGGGGCAGATTATTAATTTAGAGCTGAAATATCCCGAAATACTGATTGATGACGAGCGAATATGGCGCAGCAGACGGCCCATGTTAATTGATTATTGCGATGATGACAATGATGACAATGATTCTGACGATTGTGAATGCGACTATTGTTCCGGTGACAAATAAAAACTGGTCAAATTATTTAATTACATGTTTTTTTATGCGTATTTGAAAAGCATAATAAATAGACCAACAACAATCATGAAAATCAAGAAATCGTAATTTTGTATTATCATTATTTTTCCGTCGCGAATGGTGATGTTTCCATACAAATATATCGGCAATGCGGAATCAATTGCACGTTTGATATCTTCCTCAAAATAAAACGTTTCTAGTCTATTTTTGTCAACCCATATTTCAGGGGAGCCTTTGTATATATTGTCAGGGTGGTCCTCCGGGACCAACTTGACAAGTGTTTCTTTCATCCAATTGCCGTGTTCGTCCATATGAATTCCGTCCAAAATCTCTATCTTAGACTCTGTAACCACAATATTGTATTTGGCATATGATCTACTAGATCCTCCTTCCCCCCCTCCTCTGGACAAGCTTCTTCCTACGGCCCTGCCAAGAGCAATTTTCCTGCCCGTTTTAGTATATGATGACATTCCTCCCATTTTGAACATTTTGAACATTTTTATTATTATTTATTTGACGGTTCCATTTGCGAAAGTGGATCAATTTTTGTAATATTTAGTCATTTATTGATCCAACTTTTTGTTAGATGCTTGCTTCGCAATTGGACCCCGCAATAAAATAATAAATAAATATATAAATGTTTGGATTCAATTTTAAAAAAAACCCCCCCAAAAATGTCATGTCGCCCGTTAAAAATATTGTGGCTCCTATTGTTGTGAAGGAGGTTGTTTTGGAAGAAGTTGTTGCTCCAGTTATTGAGGAAGTTGTTGCTCCAGTTATTGAGGAAGTTGTTATTCCAGTTATTGAGGAAGTTGTTGCTCCAGTTATTGAGGAAGTTGTTATTCCAGTTATTGAAGAGGTTGTTATTCCAGTTATTGAGGAAGTTATTGCTCCCGTCGTTGAAGAGGTTATTGCTCCCGTCGTTGAAGAGGTTATTGCTCCCATAATTGAAGAAGTTGTTGCTCCCATAATTGAAGAAGTTGTTGCTCCCATAATTGAAGAAGTTGTTGCTCCAGTTATTGAAGAAGTTGTTGCTCCAGTTATTGAGGAAGTTGTTGCTCCCACAATTGAAGAAGTTGTTATTCCCGTCATTGAAGAGGTTGTTATTCCAGTTATTGAGGAAGTTATTGCTCCCGTCGTTGAAGAGGTTATTGCTCCCGTCGTTGAAG